CAATATGCAGTTTATTATGTTTTTTACAAATAGTAATTATTGTAAATTTGTGTAATAAATAAATATGCGCATAGAACTTCCAACACCTCACGCGAATCAGGAAAAGATATTGAACGCCGACAAGCGTTTTATTGTCGTTATGTGCGGACGTCGTTTTGGTAAGTCTGAACTGTCGCAAATATTAATAATTAAAGAAGCATTAAAAGGCGGTCAGGTTGCATACGTAACGCCGACTTATGGATTGGCGCAAGTATTTTTTGAACGATTGGCGAAAGTGCTTCCATTCAAAAATAATATTTCAAAGCTTAAAATCTATTGTCCCAACGAAGGGTCAATTGAATTCTTCACAGGGGAACGATTAGATAATTTACGCGGTCGCAAATTCCATTTGGTTATTATTGACGAAGCTGCGTTTATTTCAGACTTGGAAGACGGTTGGAATAATAGCATTCGCCCAACGCTGACCGACTACGAAGGACGTGCGGTTTTCCTTTCAACCCCACGCGGGAAGAACTTTTTTTATTCTTTGTTTATGAAGCAAGGCGAAAACGATTGGCAAAGCTTCAAATTTAGCACATACGACAACCCGCATATAAACCCCCGCGAAATTGACGAAGCACGAATACAGTTGCCGGAAGTTGTATTTAATCAGGAATATTTAGCAGACCCCGCAGAAAATAGCGCCAACCCTTTTGGGAACGCATTTATCAAACGCTGCATAAAACCTATTTCAGCGCAACCGATTGTTTGTTATGGGATTGACCTTGCGAAGTCTGTTGACTTTACTGTTATAGTCGGCTTGGATAATAACGGAAATGTGGCTTATTTTGACCGCTTCCAATTGGATTGGCACAATACCAAAGAAACAATCAAAAGGTTGCCGCCTGCGCCTATAATCGTTGATTCAACGGGTGTTGGCGACCCGATATTGGAAGACTTGCTTCGTGAAGGGGTAAATATAGAAGGTTTGAAGTTTACAAGTCAGTCAAAGCAGCAATTAATGGAAGGTTTAGCGTCAGCCATTCAACAGGGACGTATTGGATTCCCTGAAGGGGTTATTGTGGACGAATTAGACGTTTTTGAATATCAGTTCACGGCAAATGGTGTTAGGTATTCAGCGCCGTCAGGATTCCACGACGATTGCGTTATGGCATTGGCTTTGGCGTGGCAAAACCATAATATTAAGCGCGGTTCAGGGCGTTACGCCTTCGCTTAACAATCATAATCGGTTCAATTATCAATCAATTATGACCCGTTTATGACCGATATTCGGTTCTTTTATGACCGATATGCCGTTTATCCTTATTATTTACCGTTCATCACATTTTTAGAAAAAACTTTGCCAAATGTTTGGATTGTGTTTATATCCTGTGTTATATTTGTGTAAACAATAAAAAACAACGTTATGCAAAACTTCACATTAAAATTCGGAAAGTACAAAGGAATGCAATTTTTAAGCACGCCTGTTTCTTATCAAAATTGGTTATTAAGTCAAGATTGGTTTAAAGCGCCAAAGTCAGACGCAATGACTAACGCACAAAGACAATTCAGCAACTTGCACAAACAATTAGGAAGTTGGGACGGCTATTCTAAAAAAGGCGCTGCAATTTATGATTCTATGTTTGAAGCTGAAAAAGCTATGGACGCAGCATATTACAATGATTCAGACCCTTCTTCGCCACGTTGGAATGGCGAATACAATTTTTTATAATTTCCCCGCAGGGGTGCGACTGCTAAACGCACATTTTAAAACCTTAACTTATGGCAAACAAATTAAAAACACCACAGGAAAAACATTTGGAATTATTAGCTGAACGTCAAAAGCAATACGCAAAAGAATCATTGGGTATGGGTTGGTTCTTCGCTATTATTACGGCGGCTTTATTGTTAACCGCTTTAATTGAAAACTTATAATATGCCATTTTCAACTTGCTGCGGTGCGCATACCAATTTTCCCGAAATAGACCTTTGTCCTGATTGCTTAGAACATTGCGATTGGGAAGAAGAAGACGAAGAAGAATTGGAAGCTGACCAAGAAACAGAAAACCAAATTGACCAAGCTAAAATTGATTCAAATGCCTAAATACTACGAATTAAAACAGACGACTTTAATGGAATTGGAAATTGAAGGTTTGATTGAAAAAATTAAAAAACTTGAAATTACAATAGGAATTAAAGAACAGGAAATAAAACAATTAAAAATGCGTATCTTAGCAATGGCAGACATTAACCAATAATATTGTCCCCGTCCAATTCAACAATCATTTTTAAACAGGGGTGTTTAGGTTATGTAACGGACGGGGATATTTTAAAAGCTTATAACAAATGATAACAAACTTTGAATTCCTGACAAGGGAAATGACCGACGAAGAAAAAAAGTTAGTGCCTATCCTAATAAAAGGATTTAACACGAAGACAAAAGATAACCCAATTAAAGCGCCTGAAATAGTACAGGCAATCAATGCTAAACGCGAAATCTTAGGTTTGAAATCTAATTTTTCAGAAGTTAGATTGCGTAAAATTGTTAACTTTATACGTGCAGAAGGGATTTTGCCGCTAATAGCGACTTCAAACGGTTACTATTGCAGCAAAGACAAAGAAGAAATTAAAAGCCAAATTGAAAGCTTAACGCAACGCGCAGAAGCTATAATGTCAAGTGCTAACGGATTAAATAAATTTTTATAATATGAAGGAACTGAACGAACTTCGCGAATGGGTTTGGTCACAATGTTTGACAGGTCAACCTTTTTCCTGTGCAGACGTTATAAATAAGATTGACGAAATATTGGAATCTGATACAGATATTGAAGAACTTTTATTAACTTCGTTTTATGAAATGGAATAATTTAACCCTTTGGCAGTACCAACAAATAATGCCAATAATTACCAACCCTGAAAAAGATTGGACAGAATTAGACAAAGAAGTTAAACTATTATGTATCGTCACAGGATTAACAGAATATCAGATTGATAGTTTAGGAATTGAAGATTTAAAAGAACTTCGCAAAGAATTAGCTTTTTTAGACGAACCAATTGAAGGGAAGCCGGTTGACTTTATTGTTATCAATGGCAGGCGTTACCGAATGAATTATGATATTAAAAATATGCCGGCGGCGCGTTATATTGAAAGCAAAGTATTCAGCAAAGATACATTAGCAAACTTGCACAAAATAGCTGCGTCAATGGTTATCCCGCAAAAGAAGACTTGGTTCGGCAAATGGGTTGACGACAAATACGACGCGAGCAAACACGAAGAATATTCGCAGGATATGCAAGAAGCCAATTTTATTCATATTTATCATTCGCTTGTTTTTTTTTATCAAGTTTACAGAAATTGGATAGAAGTTTCGCGGGATTATATGATTCAGGAAATGACGACGGCGGGAATGACGACAGAACAAGCGCAACAGGTGGTTCAGCTTTTATGCGAATCTATGGGTGGCATTATACCGCCAAACTTGTTGCCGAACACGAAAATATTAGAACTTCAGAAGCTTTTGAAATGAAGACGATTGAATTCTTGAACACAATGGCGTATATGAAAGCTAAAAATTCATACGACCGTGAAGAAGCAAAACGATTAAGGCAGTAGTTGGTTTTTTATTGTTATAAGCAAAGGAAGAAGACCCCGTTTTTTAGCGGGGTTTTTCTATTGGCGGTATTTAGGTTTATTTTGGCTATTTATTGGTATGAGTGAAGCAAAAGCACAGGCGCTTTTTTTAAGAGAACAATATCTAAAAGAAATTGGGGATTATTACAATTTAATTGACCCGACGGAATATCCTATTGCTGAACAAATGTTAATGTATTACGGAAAGGTTTTCAATGATACAGTTCAGGCAAATTTAGATAAAAGCGGTTCAATTGCTTCAGGTAAAATTGGGGATTTAGTCGTACCAAGAATTAACAAGTTCGGTAATAACTACGAAATGGAGTTGGGATATGACCCAAAAAACCCTGCTTCGGTTTATTATAGGTTCGTAAATAAAGGGGTTCGTGGCGCAGGCGGGGAAAATGCAAGACCAAAACGCGTTTCTTCAGATTCGCCTTACCAATACAAAACACCGTTCCCAAATGAAAAAATGGCTAAGTCTATAATGGAATGGTACAAATTAGGCAAAGCAAAAGCGCGCACGGATTCACAAAAAAAAGGATTAAGCGCAACGCAGACAAAGAATAGAAGATTAAAACAGGTTACAAGTAAACCCTTAACATTAATGCAGGTTGCATACAGAACGGCGGCGGCTATTAAAAGGGACGGTTTAAAGACAACTAAATTCTTTGACAACGCTATAAAAAGTGTATTTAATAAGGAATTTTTTGAAGTTATGGCTTCGGCTTTTGGTGGCGACGTTCAATTACAAATTAGACAAATTGGAAATAAAATAGAATCAAGTAATGGCAATAACAGTAAATAGTGTACCGGCTACATATCCAAGTATGCACGACGACCTTTGGTTTGTGGCTTCTTCAACAAATGTTGGGGTTACAAACTTTAAATTCGTTTACGACGTTTATATAAACGGCGCACAGGTAAGCAGAAATAAAGTATTCCCTGCGCCAAGTGCAGAAGGTAGTTACGGCGTTTTTAACGCGTCGCCAATGGTGCGCGCATACGTTACAAACTATTTTGAACCGTCCGGAAATACGGTTTTAATGGCTTCTAACGACAAAATAAAGGTTGATTATCAAGTGCGTATTGGCGAAGAAGTAAGCGGAACTGTGACGCCTAATTTGGCTTCAGGTTCTTATTCGGCGTATAACTATTACGCGCCATTGTTCGGGGATATATTCACAGAAAACGGCGAAGTACCTTTAGTATTGTCAAATTACTATGATAATTTATTGATTGAGAATTACACGGACGATTGGTTAAGCGACCGCGACAATTCGGATATTACGATTGAATACGGCGACCAATTCTTCATAACATTTTTAAAGATTACAGGCGGTTCGTATAAACTTTGGGTTCAACCAACAAACGAAGACGGAACTTTTGGAACTGCGGTTAGTGGTGCTTTGACAATGTCAGGGCAATTTAACTTATTTAATTTTCAGGCGGCTGCAATTAATACGTGGGCGGGTTCTGAAATAATCACACAAAATACTTACGGTTACAATGTTTATATTACGCTTGGCGCAGCAACCACAAGGGTATTACGATTCAGGCACGTATGTAACCCTAAGTTTAGACAATATAACCTTCACTTTCTCAACAGACTTGGTGGATACGATTCAATGGCGTTCAGATTGGTCAACAAACGAAGAAGTGAATTTCAACGTTCTTCATACAGACGCAACCCTTATCAATTATCAAATGGTCAAATGACGAATATTGACGCGTACAATAAATACAACGAAACAACTTATAACTTCGCTATTCAACACACCGATTATTATATGTTGACTTCAGATTGGGTTAATGAGCAAGACTACGCTTGGTTGGCGCAATTAGTTGCAGCGCCTATTGTTTATATGGAAGTTCAAGGCGCGTTTTTCCCTGTGACAATTAGAAACACAAATTATCAATATAAATACAAGGTATCGGACAAGCTATTTAATTTTGACTTAGAAGTTGAAGTTGGTAAATATTTAAACAGTCAGTACAGATAATGATTAGAACCGAAATATACATTGAAAACGAATTGATTGATTTGTTAAAAGACATTGGAACGGATTTTACGTACACAATTGACGACGTGCGTGACTTCGGTTCAAGAAACACGTCTTTTAGCCGTACAATATCCATTCCTGCAACTGCCCGAAATAATAAAATTTTGGGTTTTGCTTTTGACTTAGGTATGGCGCACGAACACAATATGGATTTGCCAAACGTTGCTTCAAACTTTACACCTTCACAGGCTGCAAAGTGCGAAGTATATATTGACAAAATACAGATATTTAAGGGCGTTATTAGAATACTTGAAATAATAACTAATAACGGTACAACAGAATATCAATGCGCGGTATTTGGGGAATTAGGCGGTTTTATTACGGAATTAGGAAATAAGCGTTTGGAAGACTTAGATTTTAGCGAATATAACCACACTTGGAATGTTACGACAATACAAAACAGTTGGAATACAATAAACGGTTCAGGTTATTATTATCCATTGGTTGATTATGGCGACGTTTCAACAAGTAAGGACGATTTCCACGTTAGCACATTCCGACCGGCTTTGTATGTAAAAGAATATATTGAAAAAATATTTGAAGGGACTACTTATACTTTGAATTGCGACTTTTTCAATACAGACTTTTTTAAGAAACTTATTATCCCAAACAATAGTCAGGGAATACAAGGTACGAATGACCAATTTATACTTGCAACTATTGCAGCAACTAAAACAATTTTAAACAGTAACACACCAACCGCACGAAATATAAATGTACCTTTTGATAATACGACTTTACTTAATTTTACGGAAAATGGAACTAAAAGCATATTTACTTATACTGACGGTACAAAGACTGTGCGCGCGTTGGCTTCCATAACCGGAGTTTATCAAACGGACGCCGCTTCTTCTATTACTGCGACTTTATACGTTGCAGGTGTTGCAGTTCAAACATTGTCGCAAAATACATTTTCAGCAAATAACCCTTATACATTCAATTTTGATTGGACAGGGAATATTTCAAATACAAACACAGTTTATATTAATATAAGCGTTCCGGCAACTGCTAACACTTATATTGTGACTGTGTCAAGTGCTAACTTTACTTTTACGCAATTAGCTGCGCAATTGGCTTCTGTTGCTTATAATGGTACTGTTTCAATGAATAACAATTTGCCAAAAGGTATATTCCAAAAGGATTTCTTTTTGTCAGTTTGTAAAATGTTTAATTTATATGTTTATCAGGATAACATAAACGATAAACAAATTAATATTGCGCCATTTATTGATTTTTATTCTGACGCCGTGACAAATTCGTTGGATTGGTCGCAGAAATTAGATATGGAAGCGACAATGTCAATTAAACCAATGTCACAGTTGAACGCGCGTTATTATGCGTATAAATACACGCCCGATTCAGATTATTACAATGACAACTATTTGAAAAAATACGGTCAATCATACGCGGATTTTATTTATGATTCTGAATTTGACTTTGTAAAAGACACGGCTTCAACGCAAATTATTTTTGCACCGTCAGTTTTAGTTTTGCATTCAGGTCAGGATAAATACCATACAAGTATTTATAAGTTATCAAATAATAACACGCAGGAAGACCCAATGGATTCTGTAATTCGTGTCTTAATGGCAAAGAAAATTACAGGGATTAGTTCTTGGAAAATACAGCAAGATGGCGGCGGTACATTGGCAACGATTACTTCGTATGGTTATGCGGGACACTTAGACGACCCTGCAAACCCAATAATTGATTTGAATTTTGGCGCACCAAAGGAATTGCAATTTCCTGCGTCAACTTACCCAACGAATAACTTATTTAACACATATCATAAGCCCTACATTTTAGAAATTACGGATATGGAATCTAAGCTTTTGACCTGTCGCGTTTATTTGAATGCCCTTGACATTTACAATTTAGATTTCAGTAAATACATTTGGATTAATGGGGTTTTATTTAGATTAAATAAAGTTGAAGCATACGACCCAACGGCATTTAACACAACACAGGTTAATTTATTAAAAGTAATAAACACGAATTAATGGCAGACGAAATAATTGGTATAAAAATAACCACAGACGCCGCGCAGGCAACACAGGAAGTTGAAAAATTAGACAAAGCGTTTGAAGGAACGGATAATTCGGTTAAGAGTTTACGCCAACAGTTAAAAGACGCAACGGCAAACGTTGCAATTATGGCTGACAAATTTGGTGCGACTTCAAAGGAAGCTATTAATGCGGCTAAACGTGCGGCTGAATTAAAAGACCGTATCGGGGACGCAAAAGCATTGACGGACGCATTTAACCCTGACGCAAAGTTCAAGGCGGTTGCTTCTTCTTTGGCAGGTGTTGCAGGTGGATTTAGTGCGGTTCAAGGTGCAATGGCTTTATTTGGCAAAGAGAATAAAAACGTTGAAGCTGCTTTATTAAAAGTAAATGCTGCAATGGCTTTGTCACAGGGTTTGCAAGCGGTCGGCGAAAGCATTGATTCATTTAGACAATTAGGTGCGGTTATTAAAAGTACAACCGTATTTCAGGAAGCTAATAACGCAGCAACTAAAACGGCGGCTGCGGTTCAACGTGCGTTTGGTATTGCAACAGTTGAAACAAGTACAGGATTCAAGGTTTTAAAAGGTGCTATTGTTGCGACGGGTATTGGTGCGCTTGTTATTGCATTAGGCGCGGTAATAAATAACTTTGACGCAATTTCAGAATGGATTAAAAACAGTCCATTAGGAAGTTTGGCGAAAGGCGTTGGAAATTTAGTACAACAATTTACTGATTTTATTGGCGTTACAAGTGAAGCAGAACGTAATTTAAACAAATTGTCTGTTGCGAATAAACGAGCAAACGAAGATATTGAAAACAGAATTAAAGTATTAAAGGCGCAAGGCGGTTCTGAAGCTGAAATTTATAAATTAAGCCAACAAAGAGTTAATAATGAATTAGCAACTTTACGTGAAAGTTTAAAAACAAAAGGCAAATTATCTGAAGAAGAAGCAAAACAATTCAGGGATTTAAAAACTGAACAATTAGTTTTAACGGCTGACTATAATAAAAAGAACGCTGAAGCAACTAAAAAAGCAGACGAAGACGCAAAAAAGAAACGTGACGAAACAGATAAAGAAGTAATTGCAGATACTAAAAAGGCGAATGATTTATTATTAAAACTTAATAATGAAAAAGCAATTGCCGAATTAAAAACGCAAGCTGAAAAAGACCTTGCTTTATTAGAGCAACAAAAGAAACAACAAATTGCAGAAGTTGACGCTTTAAAAGTTAATGAAGAAATAAAAGGTAAATTAAAAGCTGCAATAAATGCAGACTATGCAGCAAAAGAAACAGAATTAAGAAACAAACAAGCTGAAGAAAAAACAAAAAAAGACGAAGAAGCGGTTGAAGCTGAAAAGAACTTTGCAAACAAGGTTTCAGAAATAAAAGCCAATGCAATTGCTGACGACGTGGCACGTGCAGAAGCGCAAAGAAAGGCAAAACTTGAAAAAGATTTAGCGGATTTAGAAGCTGACAAAGAATTTTTAAAATTGTCAGAAGAAGAAAAAGCTAAAATTAGAAAGGACATTGTTACTGCTTCCGAAAATGAATTAAACAAAGAAAAATTAGAAAGGGCGCAAGCTGCTTTTGACGCACAAAAAGAAATTGAATATAATGCTTTACAATCTTTTGAAACGGCTTATGCTGAATATTGGCAGGTTGTACGTGCGTTAGAAGAAGAACAATACAAAAAGGATATTGAGAATGCGCAAGGAAATGCGGATAAAATTGCTGCAATTGAAAAAAAGCATTCTAAAAATTTAATTGATATTCAAACCGCAGAATACCAAGCTAAAAAAGACCTTCAATTAAAATATGTTGGTGTTGTTGGCGCAGTAGGTGGGTTATTACAACAGATTGCAGGTAAAAACAAAGCTTTGGCAATTACAGGATTAGTACTTGAAAAAGCGGCTGCAATTGCAACAGTGGTAATTCAAACTGCGAAAGGTATTGCCGCTGCAACGGCTTCGGCTGCGCCATTATTAGCGAATCCATTTACGGCTATTCCTGCGGCGGTTTTATTAGCTAAAACTATTGCTGCCCAAAAAATTGCTGCGGGTATTTCAATAGCCGGAATTGTGGTTGGTGCGGCGCAAGGTATTGCAGCAATTAACCAAGCGTCTTCGGGTTCTTCCGGTGGTGGTGGTGGTTCTTTGCCGGATTTAGGCGGTGGCGACACAGGTGGCGGCGGTGCTTTGCCTGACGTTGGTGGTGGTGGTGGCGCTGCGCCCGATTTAGGTGGCGGTGGTGGTGGCGGTACAACAGGCGGCGGTGGTGGCGGTGGTCAAACTGTTCGTGCTTATGTTGTTGAACGTGACATTTCAGACGCGCAAAACCGTGACGCAGAAATTCAAAACCGCGCACGATTCCAATAAACGATAAATATTAAAAATTAAACTATTTATGGGTATGAATACAGATTTACCAATATATATGTTGGACATAACAGAAGACATTGAAGACGATTCGCAAGTTGACTTTATTGCTTTGGTTGACCGTCCGGCTATCCAAAAGAATTGGAACGCATTTAATAAAACACAAAAATTTGAAATTGTTAACGAAGACCGTCGCATTATTTCAGGCGCTATTATGTTGGCTGACACTCCTATTTTTCGCAGTGACAGTACTTACGGGGATTACTACGTTGCTTTTAGTGCGGACACTATTCTTAAAATTGTCCAAAAGTTTTTCAAAAAAGGATTCCAAAGCAATGTGAATTTAATGCACGATTCAAACGCACAATTTGAAGGCGTGACATTATTTGAAAGCTTTATTTCAGACCCTTCACGTGGAATTATGCCAATGAAAGGATTTGAAGACGCACCTGTTGGAAGTTGGTTCGGTTCAATGATTGTTGACAATGAAGAAGCTTGGAATAAAGTAAAGAATGGCGAAATAATGGGATTTAGCGTTGAAGGTTTATTTAACTACAAACCAAAAGAAGTGAATAAAGTTGCTTCAATGATTGAAGAAATCAAAAAAATATTATCACAGGTTAAGTGATAAACATTTTATTTTTTAACTATATAATAAAAAAAAGTATGACAGCACAGGAAGCAATTTTAAATTTAAAAGCAATGTTTGTTGACATTGAAGCGCCTGTTGAAGAAGTAAAAGCTGAACCTGTTGTTGAAGAAACAAAGGTTGAAATGGCTGAATATTCTTTAATGGACGGAACTAAGGTTGAAGTTTCAGCTTTAGAAATTGGCGGTTCTGTAACTATGCCTGACGGTACACCTGCACCCGCAGGCGAACACGAATTGGCTGACGGGACACAAATTCAGTTAGACGAAAACGGTATTATCATTGAAATTTCTTCTAAACAAGAAGAAGTTGTGCCGGAAGTTGACACAGAAATTGAAGCTAAAAAAGAAGAAGACAAAAAGATTGCAGAAATGCAAGAACAATTTGAAGCACAGATTGCTGAATTAAAAGCAGCAAAAGAAGTTTCAGACGCAAAAGTATTGGAATTAGAAAATAAAGTTAAGCAAGGATTTGCACAAGTAGCTGAATTGATTGAAGCGCTTTCAAATACACCTGCGGCTGACCCAATTCAAAAACCAAATTCTTTTAATTCATTTGTGAAAACAAACGATATGAAAGAAGAAAGACTTGCAAAATATAGAAACGCAATTTTAAACACTAAAAATTAATAACAATGGCATTTGATGTATCAGCATTAGCCGCATATACTGAACAAAAC